AACACAGCCCTAGACCTAAGGCATACAGGGGGCAGGGCAGATGAGTAAGCTGAGAGCCATTTGGAAAATCCTGTCCAACAAATGTTGGTTTCTAGCTGTAAGCAAAACAGGGATGAGTGGTGATCAACTTGAAACATCAGGACACTACACATACAACATGGCAGATGCCCTGATCAACAAACACATCACTGATGTAAACAACTTTCTAGAACAGGAAAGTGCTGTAAATGAATTTAACAACATAGTAAACGGAATCAAATGACACCTAAAGAGAAAGCACAGGAATTATATAGTAAATATTTAGAACAATTACCTTCAAACTTAATTTTCGATTTAATACATTATTTAGCTAAACAATGTGCATTAATAGCAGTAGATGAGATCATAAATGCACTGCAAAACAATGCAGCTAATTCTGCATCATGGAAATTTTATGAGGAAGTTAAAAAAGAAATAGAGGCACTATGATACTACTACCTGCACAGATTGAAAGCATAGCATCACGAAAGGATAAGACAGTCAGGATCACTATAGGCACACAGGAACTGACACCTGCACAGGCAGCTGAACTATTCCAGCTGAATCAGAAATTTTGCTATGCAGCCATAAAAGAGGAATCATTCCAGGCTAGTGAGGTGGATGCCATTGAGAATCTAAAGACAGACCTGGAAACCGAAAAGACACCCAGCCAAAGACTGAGGGCAATCCTTTACATAAACTATCAGCAAAAGCCTGATGGCTATAAGGACTTTGCTACTTACTACCAGGCTAAGATGGAAAAGATCTGTGAGCATTTTAAATCAAAACTAGACTAACATGGCAAAGGCAATAAAGAAACCTACTAAGAAAGCTGCACCTAAAAAGGCAGCAAAAAAACCTGTGCCAAAAAATAAGGTAGGCAGACCAAAGAATATTGAATCACCTGCAATAATGTGGGAACTGTTCAAACAGTATAAGAAAGAAACCAAAGCAAACCCATTCATTGTCAAAGACTGGGTGGGTGGAATGGGCAAACAGGTGCTGAGAGAGAAAGAGAAACCACTGACACTGGAGGGATTCAATGTGTGGTGTTTTGAACAGGGGATTGCATCATGGCTGCATGATTATTTCATGAATAAAGAGGGCAGATACAAAGAGTTTGCCAATATCTGCTCTATAATAAAGGAACAAATCAGGCAGGATCAGGTGGCTGGTGGCATGGCAGGGATCTACAATCCGAGCATCACACAGAGACTGAATGGCCTGGTGGATAAGATCCAAGAGGATGGCAACAAAGAGGTGACCATCAAAGTGAAGTATGAAAAGAAAGAAACACCTAAAGACTAAACCAATATACTATGAAAACACAGGAAGCTATTGACTACATTATGGATTCATTTGACTTTGAAAAAGTACACATAACAATGAAAGCACTAGGCTGGGAATGGGCATCAGCAGAAGATAAGATCCCATCAGTCTTTGAATTAAGGCAATCTGCTAGAAGATTGATAAAAAGTGTAATGAAAAGCAAAGGTAAAATGATTGCATCCACTGGTGGATTTACTGTAATGTTTGACAATACTACTACAGAAAGACATTTGCAAATGACTTTTAATGTTCATGAAATGGGTGTTGTGTTTGAGGATGATAAAATTGAAGTAGTCTAATGGATAAAGAGGTCAGACTAAATGAACTGCATGTAAACCAGCAGAAAGTTGTGGATGGTCACAAAAGATTTTCTGTGCTATCCTGTGGTAGACGGTGGGGCAAATCAGCCCTGGCCATCAACCTGCTATCTGAGACAGCTATTGCAGGCAAATTGGCTGGCTATTTCACACCTACATACAAACTACTGGATGGCACATTCAATGAGTGCCTGCATGCCCTAGAGCCTATTATATCACGCAAAAATGACCATCAATTCATTGAACTGATCACAGGTGGCAAAATTGAGTTTTGGTCACTAGAGAATGAACTGGCAGGTAGATCCAGGAAATACCACAGAAACATCATTGATGAGGCTGCATTCGTAAAGAATCTATGGGGCAGATGGACTGAATCAATCAGGCCTACACTGACTGACTTTAAGGGTGATGCATTCTTTCTGTCTACACCTAAAGGCAAAAATGACTTTCATAAAATTTGGCAGAGAGGAAAATCAGGGGATGCTGGCTGGGTAAGCTGGCAGATGTCTACCTATGATAATCCGTATATTGATCCATCAGAAATTGATGAGGCTAGACTGGATCTGCCTGAACTTGCATTCAGCCAGGAATATATGGCTGAGTTCAATGAGAATGTGGCAAATCCATTTGGGGCTATGTTCATCCAACAGTGTACCTATCCCATGAGCAATCAGCCAGCTGTCTGCTATGGCATTGACCTGGCAAAGTCATATGACTACACAGTGATCATAGGCCTGGATGACAATGGCACAGTGTGTCACTTTGATAGGTTTCAGGATGACTGGCGTACCACTAAGCAAAGAATCACAGCACTGCCCAGGTCACCTATCCTGATGGATAGCACTGGTGTGGGTGATCCTATCTTTGAGGATCTACAGACAGCAGGACTGGATGTCACAGGCTTTAAGTTCACCAGCACATCTAAACAGCAACTGATGACAGGGCTACAGACAGCCATCCAACAGAGAAAAATTGCTTTTCCTGATGGGGCAATCACAGCTGAACTGAACATCTTTGAATATGAGTTCACTGCAAATGGGGTGAAGTATTCTGCACCTAGTGGATTCCATGATGACTGTGTGATGGCATTGGCACTGGCCTGGAATAACCACAACACAAAGAGAGGCACAGGCAGATATTCATTTGCGTAAAGCTATCCCTTTACTTTTTCCCAAAATAGTAAAGCTATCACTTGCCAGTCTAAACAGCTGGCATTTTCTATTTAAGGGTATGACATGGAAAGACATAAACGTATTTCAGTACCAACAGATCATGGATGTCTATGCTAGTGCAAAAGACATGACTGAGTTAGATATGGCCTATAAGATCACTGGCATTGTCATGGATCTTACAGAGAATCAGATTGACAGTCTGCCTATGGATCAGTTGAAACCACTACTAGAACAGGTGGATTTTGTGCATGAACAGCCAAAGCCACAACCACAAAAGCACATCCTGGTGAATGGCAAAAGGTACAGATGTGTCTATGACATCAGAAAGATGCCAGCTGCCAGGTACATTGAAAGCAAACACTTTGACCAGGACAGGATCAGCAACCTGCATAAACTAGCTGCATGTATGACCATACCACAGAAAAGGAATTGGCTAGGCATGTGGGTGGATGATAAGTATGATGCAGGCAAACATTCGGAGTATGCAGAGGATATGCTGGCAGCACCCATCACAGCTGTTTTGGGATCGGTTGTTTTTTTTTATCAAGTATACAACAACTGGATAAGGAGTTCAAAGGATTATTTGATAAAGGAAATGATGATGAAGGGGATGACCAAATATCAAGCAGAGAAAGCGTACATCCATTTATGCGAAATTATGGCTGGATTTATCAGGCCAAACTGGTGGCTGAACACGAAGGGATCACGCTGGAAAAGGCTTTTGATACACCTACTTTACAGTTCTTAAATGATCTAGCCTACATAAAAGCAAAAAACGAATACGACAAAGAGCAACTAAAAAAAGTGTATGGCAAAGTCTAGCAAACAGCTACAGGATGAAATTGTAAATGATAAGTTTTTAGATGAGTTGGGAAATTCATCCACAGACTTTTCTGCATTGAATGAACTGCCAGGCACAAAGCAAATCATCATCCTGAGTGCTGCAAACTTTATTGAAAAGGTCAAAAGCGAATTACAAAGACTAGGAAAGGTAAGCAGTGGCAATCTAGAGGATGGCATCACCAGTGGGGATCTGATTGAGGATCAAAGCGGATATGAAATAGACCTGGGATATAAGTCAGAGGATAGTGCAGCCAAATACTATGACTATGTCAATAAAGGTGTGATGGGGTATTCATCAGGCCAGCCGAATAGTGAGTATGGATTCAAAAGCCTAAAGGTATCTAGAGACATGGTGAAAAGCCTATTGCTATGGTACAGGAAAAGAGGCAATGCTGCCAGGAAAGAGGATCAGAGAAAGAAACTAACAGCAACACAAAGAAAGAATAAAAGCCTGTCTAGGACAGTCAAAAAGGCTGACAGCTTAAAGTCACTAGCCTATGCTACAGCTGTGAGCATCAAAAAGAAAGGTATTAGAAAGACAGCATTCTTTGACAATGCAGTACAGTTCAGCTTTGGAAAGGGATTCATTGATGCAGTGAGTAGAACTGTCGGACAGGACATAAAAGTCTATTTAAGACAAATGAACAAACAGATAAACGAAAATAATAATAGATAATGGCAATTACAATCAATAGCACACCTGAGGCATATCCATCAGCACATGATGACCTGTACTTTGTGGTGGGATCAAATAACTATGGGCAGGCAGGTTTCAAATATGTGTTTGATGTTTACATCAACAGCACACTGATCACCAGGATCAAATTGTTTCCTGATCCTGCAACTACCAAAGGCATCTTTAATGCTGGCAGTGTGGTGAGAAGTTACCTAAACGGATATTTCAAACCAAACAGCACACCAACTGCATTTGCCTACACTGGTAATGACATTTATATCAACTATGAAATCAGATTTGGTGAGGATTATGGTGGCACTACATACACCAATTTAACATCAGGCACATACAGAGCATTCAACTTTGTCAATCCTATTTTCAGGGATTGGACTACATCATACTACCAACCAAAGATCAACACCTGGCTGACAGGAAGGGATGTGACCAAAGGTGAGGTGACCATGACTGAAAGATTGTTTGCAGGCTTTATGAATACAGCTGCAACCACTACCAACCTGACATTGACAGTGCAGAAATACACTGAGAGTGGTGCAACAGATGGATCATCAGCAACAGGCAACAGTGTGGCATGCAGTGCATTTGTATTGTTTGACCTGTCACCTGCTGCCATCAATGCCTACCTGGGCAGTTCATTCATCACAGCAGCTGCGTATCAGTATGGGGTGAAAGTAAACTATGGAGGCAATCAGTCACCTGAGTTCAAAGTGAAACTAGCCTGCAATCCTAGATGGACACCAGTGTCAATTCATTTCCTGAATAAACTGGGAGGCTATGACACATTTGCATTCAGGATGGTCAATAGAAGGGAGGGAACTGTTGAGAAAAAAGCCTATGAGCAATTAGGCTGGCAATACAATTCAGGATCTATGACCAGGTATGATTCATTCAAAAGAATCAATGCAGGCAACAACACATTTGCTGTAAATGAGACTGTGCAATTTAAACTGACAAGTGACTACATAAATGAAACTGACTATTTATGGTTAAAGGATCTGATCACTAGCCCTGAGGTATACTATGAGGATGGTGGGTATTACTATCCAGTTAGCATCAAAACAACCAACTGGGCAGAGAAAAAACGAATAGCAGACAAGATGTTCAACTTTGATTTGAGTGTTGAGTTTGCCCAAAAAATAAATAGTCAATACAGATGATAAATACTGAAATATATGTTGAGAATCAAAAGCTGGATCTGACTAAAGACCTATCAACTGAGTTCACATACAATATTGATGACATTAAGGATTTTTCATCACGCAATACCAACTTTTCTAAGACTATTGTATTGCCTGGGAATGCTGTAAACAATAAGGTGTTTGGACACATCTTTGAGTTTGGATCTGCAAATAGCTTTGATCCTGCACAGGCAAATGTGGGCTACAATTTTAATGCATCAAAAGCTGCAAACTGTATTGTGTTTGTAGACAAAGTGCAGGTGTTTAAAGGCATTCTGAGGATGCTGGAAATCATCCTGGACAATGGTACAATTGAATATGAATGTGTGGTATTTGGTGAATTGGGTGGCTTTATAGCTGCACTGGGGAATGACAAGCTGGAAAGCCTGGACTTTTCACAGTATGATCATGTGTGGAATATGACCAACATCACAGGATCATGGGATAACATCCAGGGATCAGGTTACTACTATCCACTGATTGATTATGGCCTGGTGAGTTCAGCCAATAAGCATGACTGGAAAGTGCAGGCATTCAGACCTGCTTTGTATGTTCGGGAGTACATGGATAAGATCATCAACGGATCAGGCTACACCTATGAATCCAGCTTTTTCAATTCAGCTGTGTTTAGAAGGTTAGTCATACCACAGAATGGTAAATTCCTTATCAAAAACACTACAAAGCTAGTGTCAGCTGAAAGGAATAGTGCATACACTGTCATGAACTTACAAAATACCAGCTTTGAATATTTAAAGTTTGACAATATATCCCTGGCACAGTTCACACAATTAAACAATGAATCATTCACATATACAGGCACAGCGGTGGCAAACACAGTCATCAATCTAAATCTTTATGGTGTTTTGAATTTGGCATTTACAGGATTTGGCACAGCATACACCACATTAAGATTTGACCTGTACAAAGGCACAACAGTGCTGGCCACAAAGTCATTCAACAATACTGTAGGTGCAGCACCATCACTGGCTATCCCATACCTATGGAATGACACACTAAATGCTGTGATCAATCCAGGTGATGTGTTAAGGATTGAAGTTAATTACACAATGTCATTTGATCCTAGCTTACAGTTTTTAAGTGGATCAGTTGAATCATACGGTGGCACATTCTTAAAGATTGACAATTCAACCAGTGTGACAGTGCCAATTGAGTATGGTGATACCATCAGCATCAATGACAACATCCCAAAGGGAATATTTCAAAAGGACTTTTTTGCATCCATCATCAAGATGTTCAACATGTATGTGGTGGAAGATCCTATCAGATCAAAGCACCTTATCATCAAACCATACATTGAGTTCTATGATTTTGATGGTCAGTCTTTACTAGCCATTGATGATTTTAACAGTCTGCTAAAGATTAATGACCTGGACAATCTTTTGCTAGAGGATGGTGCAATCAGATACATTGACTGGACATATAAAGTGGACAGATCAAAGGCCATCAGGATCAAGCCCATGAGTGAACTGAATGGTAGATACTTTGAGTTTAAATACAAAAATGATGCTGACTACTACAATGATCAGTATCAAAAGAAATACAGCCAGGCCTATGGTACTAGGATTGAGGATAGTGGGTTTGACTTTGCTAAAGAAAAGCAGACAGCTGAAATCATCTTTGCACCTACACCACTGGTGGGCTACAATGGCGAGGATAAAGTTTTCAGCACAATATTCAAGCTGAACAATAATGTAGAGGATGTGACAGAGCATGTCATCAGAATCCTACAGGCTAAAAAGATCACAGGTGTCACCAGCTATGCAGTAAAAAATGGTGGTACAACACTGGCGAATTTAACTAATTACGGATATGCTGGCCATCTTGATGATCCTGATGCACCACAGGCAGATTTGAATTTCAGCACACCTAGTGAACTGTATTTTGAACTTGTTACACCATATCCAACAGCAAACCTGTTCAATGCATATTGGAGTGAGTACATAGCAGAAATCACAGACAAAGACAGCAAGCTATTGTCTGCCTATGTATACCTAAAGCTGAAAGACATTCAAAGCCTGGACTTTGCAAAACTGATCTATATAGACGGTGCTTTATGGAGGCTGAACAGCATTCAAGACTATAACCCTAAAGACATTGGCATCACGAAGGCTGAATTTTTAAAGGTTATTGAAACAACATACGAATAATGAGTACAGAAATAGTAGGTATAAAGATACAGGTCAATGGTCAGGACAAAGTCTTGTCATCAATGGGCGAAGTCAGGAAAGAACTGAAACAAGCCCAGTTTGATGTCTTGAAATTTTCTGAACAGTTTGGTGCTACATCCAAAGAGGCTACAGAGGCAGCCAAAAGAGTAGCACAGCTGAAAGATGCTGTGGGTGATGCAAAAGACTTAGTGGCTGCATTCAATCCTGATGCTAAATTCAAAGCATTGGCAGGATCTGTTCAGGGTGTAGCTGGTGGCTTTGCAGCTGTCCAGGGGGCATTGGGCTTAGTAGGTGCAGAGAGTGAGAATGTTCAAAAGACTTTATTGAAGGTGCAATCTGCCCTGGCATTGTCAGAGGGATTGAACAGTGTGATGGCTGCCAAAGATGCATTTGTGAATTTGGGTGCTGTCATCAAAAGTGGTGTGACCAGTGCATTTGGATCACTAAGATCAGCCATCATTTCAACTGGCATTGGTGCATTGGCCATTGGTGTAGGTTTACTGATAGCAAACTTTGACAAAGTTAAGGCAGCTGTCCTGAACTTATTTCCAGGGCTGGGCAAACTGTCATCATTCTTTGGTGGATTGATTCAAAGTGTGACTGACTTTGTGGGTGTGACATCTGCTGCTGAGAGAGCATTGGCAAACCTAGAGAAACAAACTAAAAGAGGCAATGAAGGGATTGAGGCCAGGATCAAGATATTGACTGCACAGGGTGGCAAAGAGAAAGAAATCTATGAACTGTCTAAGAAACAGGGTGAGAATGAACTGAACTTATTGAGAGCAAAGCTGAAAGATAAAAAGAAACTGTCTGATGATGAATTAAAGCAGTTCAGGGATCTTAAAGTAAATCAGCAGGTACTAGATGCCCAGGAAAAGAAAAGACAGGATGATGATGCCAAAGAGGCTGCAAAGAAAGGTGCAGAACAGGGAAAGGCAGCATCTGACAAACAAAAGCAGTTGAACGCTGAAAAGCTGGCAGCTGAGAAAGAGGCTAGAGACAGGATCAATCAGTTGATAGGTGAAAGTGCTGTGGCAGGTGTTCAGAATGAATATGAGGCCAAAAAGTTAGCCATAAAGAATCAGCTGGAAAGAGAAATCAAAGATGTTAATGACAATGAAAAGATAAAAGCTGAGACAAAGACTGCATTGATTGTGGCATTGACCAACAAAGCAAATGCAGAGGTGGCTGCTGTCAATAAAGATGCAGCTGAGAAAGAAAAGACAGAGAAAGAAAAGAATGACAAAGATGCAAAGGATGCATTGCTCAAACAGCAAGAGGATGACAGAAAGATCAGGCAGATAGGATTGCAGGATAGGATTGACATCATCAACAAAGAGAATGCAAAAATAGAAATGGACTTTGAGCAAGACCTGGAAAGGCTTGATGAAAAAAGACAGATCCTATATGAGCAGGAATTGACTGAACTGGAAAACACTGAACTGACAGAGGCACAAAAGACTGAAATCAAAAAGAAATATGCTGATGCCAGGGCTGAGGTTACAAATCAGGAAGTGGCTACAGAGAAAGCAGCACAACAGGCAAAGATTGATTTAAACAACAGGTATCTAGAATTAGCTGGGCAGTTTGGTGGTGTATTACAGCAGATAGCTGGAAAGAATAAAGCACTGGCCATTGCTGGTGTGGTAGTTGAACAGGCTGCATCAATAGGCAGGATCATATCAAACACAGGGGTGGCAAATGCCAAAGCAATAGCAGCATCACCATTGACAGCTGGTCAGCCATTTGTGGGGATCAATACAGTGTCAGCAGGTTTGAGCATTGCATCATCTGTGGCAGCAGGACTGAAAGCTGTTCAGCAGATCAACCAGGCACAGCCAGGTGGTGGCAGTGGTGCATCAGCCGTTTCAGGTGGTGGGGCATCTGCACCTGTAGCACCTACAGCACCAATACAAAACACAGTGACACAGCTGGATCAACAATCCATCAATCAGATGGGATCTGCAACAAACAGAGCATATGTGGTAGAATCTGATGTGACTAGCAAACAGGAAAGAATCACACGAATAAACAGAGCAGCAAGATTGAGTTAAACGCTATTTAAGAGTATGGAAAAGAAATTGCCGATATATAATTTGGAAATATTGCCTGATGTAGAAAGTGACATGGAGGTGGACTTTGTGGCACTGGTAGACAGGCCTGCCATTGATAAAAACTTTCTAGCATTTGCAGAGGATAGCTGGAATGACTATCCTGAGGCAGCAGTGAACAATGCCAAAAGAGCATTGAAATGGGCTGATGAGAATGGATGGGGTGACTGTGGTGAGCAAACAGGAAAGACCAGGGCAAACCAAATTGCCAATAAAGAGAAAATATCTAGAGACACTATTGCCAGGATCAGCGGTTTTAGGAGGCATCAGCAAAACAAAGATGTGCCATATTCTGAGGGATGTGGTGGATTGATGTGGGATGCCTGGGGAGGTGATGCCATGATTGACTGGGCAGAAAGAAAGCTGAAACAAATTGAAAGAAAATCATTTGCAATACAGGATGAGGATGAGCAAATCATCACTGGTGCATTGATGCTGGCTGACAAACCTATCTATAGAAATGATGAGAATGGTGAATACTATGTGGTATTTAGTAAAGACACCATCAAAAAGATTGCACAAAAGTTTTTCACCAAAGGCTATCAGTCAAATGTGAATCTGATGCATGACAGTGGTCAAAGGTTAGAAGGCCTGACCATGTTTGAATCATGGATCACAGATGAAAAAAGAGGCATCCAGGCCATGAAAGGTTTTGAGGATGTACCTGATGGTAGCTGGTTTGGATCATTCAAAGTGAACAATCCTGAGGTGTGGCAGATGGTCAAAGATGGTAAGGTAAAAGGATTTTCAGTTGAGGGTTTATTCCAAATGAAACCCACTGAAAAGCAGGACATCAACAAAGTGGCAGAAAGCATGTGGTCACAGATCCAGGACATTCTGAGCCAGGTCAAATAATTCCAATCCTATCCAAAACCAATATCCAGGGGTGGCTTTCTAGCCATCCCTTTTTCTATGTGGTAACGTGTCATAATGCCTGCTATTTAGGTAAAAAGTATTTATGACACCATTAGAAGCTGTATTAAAAATCAAAGCAATGTTTGAACAGTCAGGGGCGAATTTCGCTGATCCTGTTCCTGCACCTGCTGCTGATCCTATGGCAGAGCCAGCACCTAGTGTTGAGCCTACAGAGGATTCAAAAGAGTATGATTTAAAGGCTGGTGGTAAGGTAATGATTGACAAACTTGAGGTAGGTGGCAAAGTCACCATTGAGAGTGAAGTTGAGACAGAAGTGCCTGCACCTGCTGGGGATCACGAATTAGTAGATGGCACAAAGATCACTGTTGATGACATGGGTATCATCACTGCTGTGACTGTAGCATCTGAGCCAGTTGCCGAGCCTGCACCAGCAGAGCCTACACCAGCTGATTTGAGAATTGCTGAATTAGAGGCAGAATTAGCATCATTGAAAGCATCACATGCTGGATTTGAGAGCAAAATTGCTGAAACAGATGCAAAGTTTTCAAAGGCTGTAAGTGACTTATCTGATGTGATTGTTGGTTTAATCAACACACCATCAGCTGCACCAACTGAAAGAGCAAAAAATTCTTTCAATCAACATGCTGACACTAAGGCTGAAAAGATTAACAGATTCTTAGAATTAGCAAAAAGCGTAAACAAGTAATCAATTTTAAAACAAATAAAAAACAAATATCATGGCATTTGATGTTTCAACCCTAGCAAACTACACCAAAGAGAATGAGAATCTTTTAGTAGTTTCATCTGTATTAGGTAGCAAGACT